TCAGTTGGTGTATTATATAATACATGCCATGCTTTCTCAGTAACTGGAATACAAACAATACACTCTTTGTCATCGACAAAGATATGTGCGCTTGCTACTAATGACCAATCAATCATGTATGTGTTTTTATAATAATTAACATTTGTTTGTGCAGTGGTTTCTGGATTCCCTGTGTCATGTGCTACTGCAAATAAAGGTTTTTTACTTGTTAAGGGTTGCCCACTTCTACGCGTCCCAATCGGTAAAAAATCATACTTAACTGGTACGCCATTCCATTTTTCTGCCATTATGCACGACCTCCACCAATTTTATTATTGTTATCTTTAGTAGAACCTGTACGTGTTCTAACTGTCTCCCAAATACCAGTAGCCATTAGTCCACTTATTAAGCCAGCTAATAAACGACCGCCAATTGATAGTTCAGTAACTAATTCTGGAATAAATGCGCTTATGCCACCTAATAGAATACCAATACCAATAGCGATTAAAGGTACAATATTTTTAGGTACGCCAGCTTGCTTAACTAATTGTGTTAATGCGATTGTGATAACTGAAATTACTGTTGCAAATGCAATAATACTTTCCATTTATTCCACTCCTCATTTAAAATAAAAAGCCGACCTAAAAAGGTCAGCTTAAAAATTAATATTTAATTTCTTTCCCTACAACAAGTTTATTTTGATATTCTCCTGCTCTAGTATAAACAACGCTTTGGGGGTCTGCAGAGTTTATACTATTTTCACTTCCATAAGCTATACAATTGTCTAACCACATATTACTTCCACTTGCAGTTTGGAAATCTTTACCTTGATAACTTTCAAAGGCGCTACAACCTATATTCCACGATTTAGTGCCTTCATTAACGTCAGCAACATTACCGCCGTCGTTACGTGCATATACTCCATTCACTCGAATGGAAGTTATACCATCATGAGTTGTCGTTCCGTTATTAGATTTAAAACCTGAAGTACCTTTATCACTACCGTTTTCAAAAGCCGTACAATTGATTTCAGTAATCAATGGTAAAGATTGATCTTTCCCAGCATGATAATTAAAACCATCATAGCCATTATTATAGGCTTGGCAATTTTGAACAATAACATTTTTTCCACCTGTAACTGTTAATCCGTTGTATAAATAATTTCCGAAAGATAAAGAGACGTTTTTTAAATATAAATTATTGCTTTGGACTAAGTCTATTTGTAATACGTTGTTGCCACCAATAAAATTCACATTTTCAATGTATAAGTCTGTGGAGATATTATTAATTTGAATGCTAGAACCTTTTAAAATGGGTGCGATTAATTCATCTGGGACAAAACCACAATTCACATAAACTTTAGTGTTGTCTGTGTACCACGAACTATCAGTAGAATCTACTTCACTTATTGAATTGACTTTTTTTAGACTTTGTTTGTTTTTTATATCTATAACATCAGCCACATTGCTTCTTACTGTCTCATATACATTATTTACGTTACTTGTTTTTTGCCAATTAGGTTCGTCAGCCCAAATCACATTAACATTACTATTTTCACCAATGATATTTATACTTTTACTTAATGGCTTCGGAAACAACAAACCACCACTTCTAAAATGTGTGCCTTCACACAAAATAATAGTATCGTTATCTTGTACTTTACTAATTGCATAATTTATAGATTTGAAAGCTTTTTCTTTAGTTGTACCATCGTTATCATCTGAACCTAAAATGTAATTTATATAATAAGTTTTACCACCACGTAATTTATTTACAGACACGTCATAATCAACAAAAAATTGCCCTCTACCATTTGTGAAAATTTTATTTTTTAGTGGATAATCTATTAAATCAAAATCTTTTGGAGTATAAACAGGTAATCTAAAGAAATCGCCATTAATGGCTTTCATTTTTATTTCTAAATCACTGATATTTTTAGCTAAATCATAATTTACTCCAGAACGTAAATCAGCTTTTTGAGTTTCTGTTAAATTATCAAATTTAATAACACCGTCAACACCTCTTGGACCTTGAGGGCCAACATCGCCAATTTCCCCTTTTTCGCCTTTGTCACCTTTGGGGCCTTTCAACGTTTCTAATTGTTCGGGTGTAAAATCTTCAAAACGAAACGGTTCCCCTTTATCTCCTTTAGGACCGTCTGCACCGTCTTTCCCGTCAATTCCTGGTTTTCCGTCGATACCATCAACACCGTTTATGCCGTCTTTTCCAGGTGGTCCTTGTATCCCTTGTGGACCTTGTTCTCCGTCTTTGCCTGGTGGTCCTTGAACACCTTGAATACCCTGTTCTCCTTGCTCGCCTTTGAATAAATCCGGGTTTTCCGTAACATATGTTTGCAAGTCTGTTTCTAACTTAGATTTAAAGTTGTCGTCTAACAAACCTATTGCGTTTTCTTTCATCACATTTCTAACTAAGCTTTGCAATGAATCAACGTGTACCTCTTTTCCAATCGGTCCTGTCATACCGCTGTCAGTAATTGTAAAGTAAAAGTTAGCTACGTGGATACTATCTTTTTTGTTTGCTAAAAAAAGTTTTGCGTCCATTCTACCTGCATGAGCAATAACGTTATCTGATACTTTGTATTGAACAACACCTTTGTCTGGTATCAAAATATCTAATGGCTCATTCGTAAAAATTGAGCCGTCTGAACAGAACAAATCTAATCTAGGCAACATATCCGTTTTATTAAAATCTAAAATTTGGTTGTTATCTTTAATTGTAATTCTAATGTATGCGCTACCGTCATCTTCGGTATAAAAATTAGCACCAATAAAACCGTTCTCAGCCGTGCCAACATTGATATTTGTAGATACATCTGTCATTTTTTGTAACATATATACACCTCTTTTAATTTTAAAAGGCTACCCACTGTCAGTAGATAGCCTTACTTGTATTTATCCTGTATAAAATAAAGTCCTTTTAACCCTATTTTTTTGTAATAACTGTATATCGTGCTTGCTTGATGTTCACACCAACGTATGTCTGTTGCATATTGATGTGTAGCAGGGTTTTTAGGGTTCCAACGCATACGATATAACGTATTTTGTCCTTTATTGATGTAATCTTGTCTAACGAATTTAGCGCCACCGATAATTGCTTTTGCCGGTGTCGTCCAACCTCTCCCACGCGCAAAGCTGATAGCATTATTTGGGTTGTTATCATATGCACCTATACCAAAGTAGTTATACATTCCATAACGCCCACTAGCAAAGTTACTTGTACCATTGCCGCTTTCTAGCAACGCATGAGCAATCAAATATATCTCGTTGATGTTATATTTTTTGCAACCGTCTGCAAATGCTTTACCCTGTCCTGATAACGTACCGCGACCTTTTAATATAACGTTCAATTTCGATACACTTATACCTTGATATTTACCTAGATTAAGCATTTGGTAACGTTGTGATGCGCTATTCCATATTTTTGTAGGGTTCATTGCCGCACTCACATCAGAACGGCTAGGGAAGTACCAACTATAACCATTGCTTTTTTGCGGGTATCCTCTGCTCATTTGAAGATTAAGTGCTTGGGCAAAAGTAAATCTACTCTTTTCAACAGTAACTTTAGCTTTTTTAGGCGTTGTTTTTTTCGGTTGCACTTTCTTTTTCGTATTAGTTGGTGTAGCAACAACTGCTTTACTTGATTTTAAATCTTTATCCGATTTAACTTTAATCGTTTTTGTACTTGTTTTAGTAACAATTGTTTCTTTTAACAAATCGTCTCTTTTAAGGTACATCTTGATGATTTTGTCTTCGACTTCTTTATATTTACTTTCATCAGGAATACCGTTTTTAATCATATCGTAGTCAATTAAGTCTTTCATCGTACGCCAAATATTTTCGTCAACTTTAATACTACTTTGCGATAGTTTAATCTTGCTCCAACTTAATAACCACACGCCATATATCAATGCACGTAATTGATTGACCATGAATTGACGCTTACTTTCAGTTTGTGCGCCACATACTTCTACAACCAACCAACCCGGATGTGAAGGTGCTTCGGTGTCTGGTGGTCTAGGGGTCCATATTTGTTCACGATCAATATAAACGTGTGGATATTCATCTTTGTTAACAAATCTATTGCGTTGTAGATATAACTCTTCCACATCTCGTAAATGCGGGCATTCTTTGACGTATATTCCTTTTGGTTTATCCATGAGTTTGCCATCATCTACGATTAAATGGTCATTGTATTCTAAATCTTTATCTAGTGAGTATAGAAAGTCGGTGTACTGTATTTTTTTGACCTTTTTGGTAGTTGGTTTTGTTTGTTCAGTTGTATTTTTATCAGGAGTTGGTGATGTTTTAGGTATTGGCTTAGTTGGTTTTGCAGTTGGTTTTGGTTTCGGCTTTTTCTTAACCTCTTTTTGATAAGGTGGTCTCACAAAACCACTAATGCCGTAATAACTATGTTTTTCTAACGAACCTGGAGAACCGACATAACTATTTGCGTTTCGCCAATTTTGGTCAACACTGGTAAAATAATTGCGATTGCTTGGTCCAACAACTACCCCAGTATGGCCAGCACCATTATTGAAAGACCCTGTCCCCCAAACCGCTATATCACCTGGCTCAGGTACGAAACTAGGTGTGTTTCTATAAAATTTAAAACCTTTAGGGTATCTATACCAAGCCATTGCTATCGCATTCCCAGTTGTCCGAAAACCCCAATATTTAACAAATATATAGTTAGGCAAATCCCAACACTGAGCGCCATAATATCCATCGACATCTAATCGTTTCCCTATTCTACTTCTCGCCCACGCTGCTACTTCAGATGCAGTAGGCTTTCTTTTCTTCGGGTTCGGTAGTCCCATATATGCACCCCGTTTCTATGCAAAATAAAAAGCCGACACTAAAAGTGCCGACTTACAATATTTCTATTTACAATTTCCAAACCAGAAACAAGACCAAAAATTAGATTTTCCAAATAATTTAAACATATTATCCCTCCTTAAATACCAAAAACCATACGTAAAATTGTAACTATTAATGTAGAGGCGATTGTGAAAACCGTTCCTAACGTTAACATTTTTACTTCTTTGATATTCTTTTTATTTTCTTTTTTGTTCTCTTGGTCAATTCGACGCTCTCGATTAATACTATCTAAGGTAAAGTTCATTTTTTGATTAATGAGGTCTTGATTATGTTGTCCATCTTTTATTTGTTCCAAAGATGTGAAGATTTTTTCATCATTGTCTTCAAGTTTTTGTATTCTTGTTTCATAGTCCCTTTCACATCTTTGGTAATTATCTTCCATATGCTACACCTTCTTTGCTTAAAATAAAAAGCCACTAACTACTCTGCTAGTGGCTCGTAATCTTGACCGGTAATCTTTTTATATTCATCTAGTATTATCCATTTAACTGTAACAGATTGCTTAACTTTTTCTAACGGGAATAACCCCATGTTATAGTATCGTTCAACTATTCTGTACATCATCAACACTTCCTTTTTCAAGCAATAAATTTAATACGGTAGCCATATCTTTTTTGATGTTTTCGATTTCTAATTGTGTATTTAGTAATTGCTCTGATAGATTAGCGATAAGAACATCTTTATCGTCAATCGGTTCAGGTGGTAATTCTTTTTCAAAAACCTCTTTTGACTGACCTATCCATTTTTGACCGTCAAAGTAAATTGGTGTGTACATACCGTCATCTGGTTTAGTTTCCGTCCATTTCTCGTTAGGATATTCATACTCCCCTTCATCGTTCGGATAAACCAATATTTGTTGGCCATTCTTCCATAAATAAACTACTTTCATTCAACCACTCCTAATTTATCCAATTTACTTCTGCGTAAATGTAGTCTTTTTCAGTCCAATCACCAGTAATCGATGATTTATAGAACACAATTTCGCCACTTGGGTTGATAACTAAGAAACAACCCGGTTTTCCGGTTGGCGTTCTTACAGAAAATGATTGTGCGTTTTTAACCATATCTTGAGGTAATCTTGCGAATATTTGTCCACTTATTAAGTTGCTTGCATTAATACGTAGATAGTTTGTTGTTACACCATTTTGAGTAACAATTCTGTACGAGCAATTGAAGCCACTTCTATCTTGGTATTCAGTGTTAGGGTATGCACCATTTACTAAAGGTAAATTTACCCAACCACTATCCTGATACTTATTAATGTGGTCCCATGCTAACCAATTGCCATCTCCGTTTTTAGTACGTACATAAATATCATTTTTATCATAAGGGGTAAAAATAAATTTGATGTAGTTGTTGCTTGTATAAATAACAATTAACATACCATTTCTATTTACAGGTGCATTTTTAGGGTTATACAAATAGTAAAATCCTGATTTCACGATTTCGTCTGGTTTATCGAAATCTAAATCTCTAATAGTTAAAGATGTTCCGTTAGATTGAGTTAACGACGCTTTTTGCCAATCGTAACTACCCATAAGGTTATCTACATCGCTTTTAGTTAAAGCACCATTCGTTTGAAAGTCGTTCACTTTTTTATCAATCAAGTTATTGGCGTCTGTTACCTTTTCATCAAAAGTTTGTGTATTTTGATCTACTGAGTTTTGAAACGCAGTTTTAGCAATTTCAAAACCACTTTGTACATCATTCTTTTTACTATCAATTTGTGCTAAAGATAACGTTGTTTGCTCTTCTATGTTATTTAAAGCATCAGCTTTCTTTGTATTAATTGAATTGATGCTATCATCTTTAGCATTTTGGATAGCTTGTGTTGCACTTGCAGATAGTTGTTTGATTGTATCTATCAAACTTTGAGTGCTGCCAATATCTTTTTTGAGCTGTTCTACTTTCTTTTCTAACTCATCGCGCAAATCATCAAACATGCGAATGTAACTCACTTTGATATCGCTACTAATTTGATTAACTAAACTATCTTTCACTTCAAATTGGAAAGTGCCTAAAACGACTGTATCGTCTTTATCTTCATTTTTATAATCGTTAAGCGATAGATAAACCTCTCCTAAAACAGTTGAGTTTGTAACACTTTTCAAAAACCAAGGTGGTACTGTTACACCAATTAAACCTGTCATAGGGTCGATAAATTCAACATCTAAAACGCCAGATGTGGAAGGTCTATCGCCATTTTTTACAGTAATCTGTTTAAAAAAAGCGTAACCTTTAACATTATTTGTACTGATTAGTAATGGGAGATTATCTTTTGTTACCCTAAACTGAAACTGCGCTGTATTTTTATCTAAATTATAAAAACCGATACCCCTATCAGATATCGGTTTTAGATACGCCTCTTCTTCTAAATCAATTTTAGCTACTTTTTCTAATTCCATTATTTAACACCCCACAATACTAACGCAATTGCAAAACCACGTTCTTCGTTATATGGCGTTGTAATGGCCATTACACGCCCTTTACCGTTCACATTATCTTTATATCCAATTCCGGCTTTACCATTGATTAAGTCGCCTGCTATGACGTCTTTTTCGACGTTTGTATAGATTTGACCAATTAAACCTACCGTATTCCATTCTGGACGTTCAGAGCGTGATACGTATGGTAAATCTTCATTATAATTAGGGTTCTCGATTGGTTCATCTCGCCATTCAAACACTGGGTTACCGTTTACATCTTCAAATTCTCTTTGTACACGCTTAGTCAACGTCATACCGTACTCATTTTGTAAATATCTATCTTTATGATGGTATGTTTTATCGTTAGCCACAAGCGCTGCAGTACCCGATATAACACCAATAGGTTCATCACTCGGCTGTGCTTTTCTGATTTTATCACCGTCTAAAGTAACAATGGTACCTAACTCAATAGGTTGGCCACTTTGACTTTCAAACAACTCTGCGATATCGGCGTTGTTTTGCGTTAGTTTACCAGCTAAATTAAGGTTACCGTGTAACGTGTTAAGATCTACTTTGATGTTTGCAGTAGAAGGTTTACCTGTACCGGAGTAACCTGCAACGACTCTGTAACTGCCAGGTGATTTTACATTTCTGCTATTGAATACTGTTTGTGTGTGGCTATCTTTAGATGTTTCTGACGATAATGAGTTAATCACTGCACTTCGTGAGCCGTAAGCTTTTGATGCCATTCCAGAACCTAATACAAAAGAACGTGCGCTATATGCTTTACTGCCACCCGTTGATGCTAAAACTGCGCTTAATGGGTCGACTGCTGCAGAACCACTTAAACCTGCACTTAACCCACCTTTTAATACAGTAGGTACTGTTTTATACTTTTCCTTTGCGATGACTGCGGCGTTTGTATAACTATCTGCAGTAATACCACTTATCATAGTTGTATTGTTGTATGTTTCAATACCATTACCTGTGCCACGCCCTTTTAAATTTCCGTTAATAATTTTCAAATCATAAATACCAGCACCACTTGCTATGCCAACTTTAGGTGATGAATTATAGATATTAACGTTGCTAAGAATAAAACGTTCTCCGCGGTTCGAACCACCAAAAAATTTAATATCTTGACCGGCAGTAGTAAAACCAGTAACAGTAATGTTGTTCATGATAACATTCTCGGCCATAAACTGAACCGCGATAGCAGGTAAATTACTGTCAGTTTTACCTTTTTCTAATTTACTGAAATCTGTATCGCCAATGGCAGTGAAATTATTAACCGATACGTTTTTGTAAGCACTAATTAACAACGCTCTAGGTGTTGTACCCGGATATACGCCGTTGTATTTAGGTCGTAGAGCCACGCAGTTGTTTAACGATACATCGTAAGCAGTTTTAGATTTAGTATCCGTTTTTGCTCTGTGGTGGCCAATGTGACGAATATTGTACGCTCTAGTATCTTCAATTGATAGGTGGTTGTTTACAAATACGCATCTCGATGCACTCGTAGATGCATGCGCTTTAATTTCTAAACCGCCATAGTTACGATACGTTTTGTTATCTGATAAAAACACAAATTGCGAACCATCGTCAATTTCAATACCGTTATTATTACCGCCTGTAATTGTAGGGTCGTGAGCGTAACAATTACTGATAGTAATATACCGACTGTGGTGTGTAGTGATACCGTCGTCACCACAGCCATATACTTCACAATTATCAATGTGGATATGCTTACTTTCTAATGCGTACGGCACTCTATTGCCATCACCTTCATAATAATAATCATCACTAGCATATGTGGTATCGATACAGTGTAATAATGCACTATGCGATTTAACATTATAAATGTAACCATTATTTACACCTGCAAATCTAATGTTTGATGAAAGGGAGCCACCAGTAGGTTTGAGTTTTTTATTTTGTCTAAACTTATTACCGTCAAACGTAAAATTCTCTAAACTAATATTTTTAGCATTACCACTCATTTTCAAGTTAGTGATACCAATGTTTTTCGCTGGTGTACTATCCATAAACTTAATAGTGGTAATATCTTTACCTTGTCCAACTAATCTTGAGTTGTTAGGCATTTTGATACCAGTTGTTAAATAAGTCCCCGCACTCATCGTTACAAGTACGTTACCAGTGCCTAATGCATCTCGAAAAGCTTTTGTACTGTCTTTTTGACCGGTTGGATCTGCGCCAAAATCATCTACATTTACAATACGTCGTATCTTTTTAAGCAATTCGGCACGCATCTTTTCTCTTTCACTACTTTCGCGTAAAAAGTCGTGATATAAACGATTAGATAAGTCATCAAACCCCTGTGCGTCCATCGATGTTCTGCTTGCTCTCAATTCTTGTATTCCATCACCGTTATGTCCTAAAACCAAACGTGTTATTTGCTCGTCTTGATAACGCTCATGGTCCTGTAAATTAACATTTTGACCACTTTTGATAGTGTGTTTAATTTGCGATGAATCGTGTGCGTTCTTTTGCTTTGTAATATGGTTTTGGTATTCGTCATCTTTTTTCTCTGCCCAAAATTTTATACTCTCAAAATTTTGTTCGATTTGAGATATAAAATCAGAGCCAAATAATGAATGTAACTTTGTTTTTAATTCAGATAACATACAAAACCTCCTTATTCGTCATAAAATTGATAATAATCTTTAATTAATTCGTACATAATCACTTCGTGTCCTTTATCATTGAAGTGAACGCCATCAGGCATTGTTGATTTCCTAAAGGCTGGGCTATAAGGTTTGAAGTTTGGATATCTGTACGCATCAAAGACTGGTACGTTTAAATCGTTGCAGATATCTACTTGTAAATTAACGTAATCAACTAACGCTTTACCTTTGTCGTTCTTTTCAGTATCTTTTTGTTTAACTTTAGCGCCATCGACATAACACTGTCTTGATGCTGTCATTACAAGAATTTTTGCTTTAGGGTTATTCTTTTTAATAACTTCAATTGCACTATAAAAGGCACCGTAAAACGTTTTTGTATCCGTTTTATCAGTGCCTATATCTATGTTTTTGACCCAATCATCATCAGTTCCCTGCAAGATGATTAAGTCCCCTTTAATTTTTGTAGCCTGTTGGTAAATATCACTCATAGTAGCGCCACTTTCAGCTAGATTTGTATATTTCGCTTTCAATTTTTTAGCTAACATTTGAGTAAAATTCTTTTTAGCTAGTGACCCTTTAGCGATACTATCACCAATCGTGCCGATAGATTTAATTTTTCTAATAGATGATTTGCTAGTAAAATCATGAACAATAGTACCATTTGATGTCGTAACGCTTTTAGCGTCAGCTTTTTTGATTTTATTATCTAAATCATCAGTTTTAGTTAATAAATCTTGCGTAGTTTTAGTGTTTGCTTTAGTTTGTGCTTCAACACTCTCCTGTGTTTTAGCAGGATTGCTTGTTTTTAAGTTGGTTACATATTTAGCGGCTTTACCAACCGCCTTTACATATCTATCTTGCAACCTAAATTCACCAAGCACCAGATCCATTTTTATAATCTCGCCATTGATGTCACGTTTCGTTGTCATTTCTATAATTCGCAAGTCAACATTCAAACCCATTAAATCATCAATTACTTTAACTACATCACCTACTTTAGGCGTTGCGTTTTTAAAGTATTTTTTTAGATACACAAAATCAAGTGTTACAGACGTTTTAACACTATCATTGATTACTTTTTCCATCTTTGCTTTTAATGTATCTTCTTTGGTAATTCTTCCATCTTGTATAGGCGGAGCGTGACGCATACCTATAACATCGGCAAGCGGTGAAGTATATTCAAACTGCAAACTTGCTTCTTCAAAAGTTTGTTGGTCCGTAAACCCACCAAAACCTTTGATAAATGTATAACATTTAGATGCATCTTCTTGAATTTTGATATTATTCGCATTAACACCTGACTTTATCCAATATTCAGGCTTATACTCAATGTAATCATACAAGTGAAACGTTTTTGTTTTAGGCTCATATTCATATTCAAGTGAATAGCGCTCTAAACCTTTTTTGAACATCTCTAAATTAGTGTCACAGTTACCAAGGTTTTCAAATTTAGAAGATGATACCTTAGCGTGCAAATTATACTTATAACCTGTATCTTTAAACACTAAATCAAAATATGCTTTGCCAGTAAAACTACCGTTATATATCTCGTAAACACGTGAATTATTCAAGTCATCAATTTCAACCGGTCTAGCTTTAACGGTCAATCTGTTTTTTTGACCTCGTGTTTCTTTATCAAGCATAACTATACGATATTCTCTTTCATCTTCGGGGCCTTCAACACCTGTAATCGTCCACATTTTTGTGATAGCAGCGATAGCGTCATAGGTTCCTTTGTTTTCATCAATTACAATCGTTAACGTGCTGTCTGTGTCAGATAATTTAGTATTCAATTCAGTTGCAACAGGTAAGTTTTGACCGTAACCCTGTAAAGTTTTCAATAATACTGCCATATCGTCACTCCTACATATAATACTCTTTGTGTTTAAACACTACTTTTTGCATTGTTTTAGTGCTTCTAAACGTGTTCCAACCCGGTATTAAAGTAGGGCTACGTCTACTTACATTATATGCATCGATGTTTAAACCATTTCTGAATGTGTGGTTACCGTCAAATTTGATAGTATCGCCTGCTTTTAACTCTAAGCCTTTGATATTAATAACATCGCCACTTTCAACCATATAAAAAGTAGCGCCCTGTTTATCGTTTTTAGATACATTTTCACCTAAAGTGACATAAACGGTACTATCTTGATTGATTTGATTAATTTCGACCGTGCCTGCGTAATATACATTGCATATTTTAGTATCGTGGAAAGTATATTGTCTTTTTCCGTCATTTACTTCAAATGGTAGATTATCAGATACTGCCCATTTTTCAACACTATTTCTCTCACTTTCCAAATCGGTACTATATGCAATGCTTTCAAAGTAAGGTAATTCAATCGTTTCAAACTCAAGTTCAAACTCGCCAGCCGTCTGTGTTGTATCAATCGCAACAGCATTAACTAGGCCAACGTATATTTGTCTACCATCAACATATTCAAGTTCAAAGTGTTGTGGTTTATCGTTAAATATATCTTCATACTTGATTGATGTATCTGGTGCAGATAATTCACGTAAATAATATTGCCCACGCAATAATGCTTGTAAATTCGATTTAAGATGCGTTACTTGAGCCATTTTATCTACTTCATAACGTAATTTAAGGATGACTATTTTCTTTTCTTCGTAAACAGAATTGAAAAAGCGACCCTGTGTCCCTTCAACTTTACTGTATTCACGATCGTACCCTGAGCCTTTTACATCATACGAGACCACTTCTAAAACAGAGCCAGTAAAAGTGTTATTACTGACTCTGTACTTTTTGCCATCTTTAATTATTTCTATGTCGTGAGCAATCAATAATAACACTCCTTTACAAGCCCATGCTGTTATTTTTACCATTTTGTTCTTCAATGTAAGATTTAATGTACTCTACATCACCCTCGTTACGCACAGTTATATTAACAATTGGGCGATTGTTCTCTTGCATACTATGTCTCACATCTTTAGTCATGTGGGCGTCCACACTACCATTTAATGAACCACCTAAACCGTCTGTTAAGTTTGTAGATAATTCCGGTTTAAATGCGTCAGTTAAATTACTAGCAACACTACGAACTGCATTTACCGCTTTGTGTTGGTCAGCTAAGATACCCATTCCTAAGCCTTGAGATACATATTCACCTATGCCTCTAAATACTCGAGAAGGTGAGTGTATGCCTAGGGCGCTTTTAGCTGCAGATATTGCACTTTTTGCTACGTTGACTGCTGCACTAATAACTTTACTTGCACCACTCGCAATACCTTGTGCTAAACCACTGATAATATGTGCGCCGGCACTTACCATTTCGCCAAAGAATGAACGGACACGAGCAACAGCTTGTGACATACCGTTTGCTACTGCACTAACCACTCTAGCAAAACCACTAATTACGGCAGAAACAAAACTAGCCATAGCACTAATAATTGCTGATACCCATTGAGCGCCTCCAGAAATCACCCTAGACAGTGTTGCGCCATGTGGGACGCAACAGCTGATACTACTCTGATAAAACCACTAATCACAGACGATACAAATCTAGCTAAAGTGCTTATGATAGAACTTACCCACTGCGCACCAGTGGTTACAATGTAGTTATACGCTTGCACCATTTTCTGCCAAACGGACTGTGCCATTTGACCAAACCATTGCGTGACACTAGACCAAATTTGAGTGACAAATTGAACTGTGCTACTCCAAATTTGCGACCAACTAGAAATGCTCGTTCCGAGTATAGAGTTTAATGTTGTGAATATAAATTGAGAAATTTGAGTGAAGATTGATTGTACTGCTGTCCAAATGGTATTTAGTACGTTAGTAAACGTTTCTTGCAATGTTAGTAATGCTCCTGAAAAATCACCAGTAATTAACTGAATAAACGCAGTAAACAGGCCGACGAGCAATTGAACTACTGAAGAAACAATTGCACCTATTGCAGTGAATATTACTGATACGGCAAGCCATAACGACTGGAACGCACCTATCACTAATTGAATAGCACCCATAACCAAACCACCTAGAACTTCCATAAACAGTTGTCCTAGTTGTTGTAGTAATGGCATGATAGGTTGTAATGTTTGTTGGATTGATGCCCACAATTGCATAAACCAGTTAATGATAGAATTTACTGCGCCACTAATTGCAGAAACAATACCGTTCCAAGCATTGATAATCATATTTCTAAAGCCTTCATTCGTTTTCCATAAGTAAACGATAACGCCGACTAAAGCTAATATGGCACCAATGACTATACCAACTGGTCCTGTTAAAGCTGTGAAAGCAGAACCTAATAATGGCAATAATCTGCCTATTGATGCGATAGGAGACATCAACAATCTAAATGCGCCCTGTAATACAGTTAAAATACCTCTTAAAATGCCACTTGATGCTACAAAACGCATGATGTGACCGATAACCTGTAATAAACTAACGCCAAAGACGTTTGACAATACTGTACTAATTGCTATTACTGGCGCCATTAACGCCCAGAAAATACCACTCATGATTGCTATAACTCCAATGATTTTAGCAATTGCAGGGTGCGTTTCAAATAACTTAGCTACAAAACCAGCTAAAGCCGTAACTACCCTTAAAATCACACTCGCAATAGGTGCCATTGCCGTACCAAACGCAACTATTGCACGTACAATGTTGCCAATTAATTGCACGATGACTGGCCCGTTTTGTTGTACATATTGGATAAATTTCTTAAATCCTTCTGATTTACCAACTTGTTCAGACCAAGCTCTAAATTGAGCAGTCAGTTTTACCAACCAATCAAATATATTTGAGCTATTTTGCGCAAATGCGACCATTAAATTACCGATACCGGCAAATACATTGCCGAATATCTGTCCAATTTTAGGTAAATTGGTTTTTGTATACTCGATAAATGCTTTGATAGCATTTTGACCTGCAACGCTGTTAGCCCAGTTTTGGAATTTTTTACCTAAACTGTCTAATCCCTGTGCTACCCACAAGAATAAAGGACCTAATTGAGTAAATATGTTAACTAAACCATCACCAAAACGTCCGGCAGCACTTAATAGAGTATTGAATGTTTTTACACCCGTTGTATTCATCATATTAAAGAATTTAGATGCCGTTTGACTGTTCTCAGCCCATTTAAGTACGCTCTTAGAGGCTTGTTCCATTCCTTTTGATACACCAGCTAAGAATGGTTTCATACGTCCTAATGCTACGTTTACTGTGTCTAATGCGTTAGCTAAAGTATTGAATATTTGAACTTGATTTTGCTTGATGATACTTTCCCATGTTGATTTAACTTGATCTAAAGACGCTTGATATCGTCTAGTTTCTGCGGTAGCTTGCAGTGTGCCATCTTTAAGCATTTTCAAAGCACTAATTGCCATACCACCAAATGCAAATGCACCTGCACCTGCGATTGAGAACGCACCTGCTAAACCAACAACGCCACCAGCTAACACTCCGATTGCATTTAACACTGCCATGATTGCTGGTACCAAACCGGCAATAACGGGTATCAAGCCTTGAATACTAGCTATCATTAAGCCTCTGACTTGTTGGCTAAAGATAGTACCAAACGTTCTGATTTTAGTAGCTAGAGCGTCCATTTTGTCACCATATTCATCTAAAGAATTACCTAACGCTCTAGTTAATACTTGCGCTCTAGTCATTCCTCTTGTATCAAAATCAACATGTACCGTTTTATCATGTAACATAGCTAACATAGCTCTAGCGCCTATTACTGAACGTTTTAAATTGTCGTTATCGCCTTTGATATCGACCTTTTTATCACGTATTCTTTGCATTTCTGCCTTAACAAATGAAATAGCACGTTTGATTGGATTAGTGTCTGCGTCTATATCTACTTTATGCTCTCGCCAACGTTGTGCCATTGCTTTGGCTCTTTGGAGATTACGTTGAAATTGGCTAATGTTAGCTTTCACATCAGTTTCAATCTCATCCGGAATAGATGTTTTGGCTAAACTTTGCGCTTTTCTTACGTTGTTTTGAAAGTCGCGTATATTAGCCATAATTTTAGCCATGAAGTTCTTTTCCACGCATTCACTCTCCTTTCTGTTTTTGTTCTTCTAACCAACGTTTAGTGCCTGATTTGAACAACTCTCGTCTACGTTTTTCATGTTCAAGTTCTGCACGTTTAATACGCTCATAACTACCAGGATTGCGTATTTCAAAACGTTGACGTTCAATCTCTTTAGTCATACGTTTTAATGACTTGCCAGCTTGTACAAGTCCATTTGCTTGCGCAGCCTGTATCATTAACTCTTTTTGATCTAAATACTTATCTTGACCACCGATTATCCAGTCTTTCCATTCATTAGGTGACATCATCATTAACTCATTTTCAGATAGATAACCTATGTACCTACTCGTTAATTGTCTTATTTCTGAATAGTTAAGTAAGGTTCCGCGTTCATGATTTCTTTGTAATTCTCTTTCATAAATTCGATGCCAGCTTTTGTTGTCTCTTTGTCCTCGCCTTTCGCCATTTGTGGGGCTTTGTTCATCTGTGTCCAGAATAAACGAGATTTTTGCTTGAAAAAACCACTGTTATTTAAGACATCTAAAGCACCTTGTAATAACTCAAGCGTATCTTGCTTTTGTTCGATAACTTCATTTAAAGCTGTTTCAATTTCATCTCGTGAAGGCGCATTTTTACCTAAATATGCAGTAGCACATTCCCAAAAATTAGCAATAGCACTGGTGTCACGCTCTAAAATACCGTTGTAAATCACATTAAAACCAGGTGTAGTAACCGTTTTGCCGTCCTTATCTTTTATATCTTCTGCAAACTTCTTTGCTTTCATATCAAACGCAAATAACGCTTTAGCTTCTACTTCGTTATCGTTGATTGTTAGTGTTTTAATTGGGTTAAATTCAGTCAAAATATATACCTCATTTCAATTTTTGTATAAAAAAATAAGGGGACAGATGTCCCCAAATGTTAAGCGCCTGATTCACTGTCTCCTGAGCCACTCGGTCTAGAAGGCTTTTTTGCTTCTTCTTGGTCCTCAAAGCTACCAACTTTTTCTGCGAAACTTTCGTATTCAACAGTAGGTGCGCCTGCTGCTGCGAACCATTCTGGAGGTAATTGATCCTCAGTACCTTCAGCAGAGTTCCATTTAACTTTTAACGTTAATTCAATTTTGTTATCTTCGTCATCAAATGACATTTCGTAACTTTCCGGCACTGTATAAGCAAACACACCATGATATTTACCATCATCTCGTTTGTTGCGTTCATACAACCATACACGTAACTGTTCACCGTTTTTAATCGCTTTTTTAACTTGTTCAATGCCTTTATCCCCCGGAATATTACCGATAGTAAGTTTGAACTCTTCAGAAACCGCATTTACGCCGTAATCAGTTTTACCGCCACGAATGATTTCTGCTAAATCATTTTCGATTGTGTGGCCACCTTCTTGTAAGTCGGCTAATAATAATGCGTCAACCGCATCTAATTTATCATTAGCAGGTCTCACTACCGCTAAATAATTCTTTTGAGCCATGCTTACACTTCCTCTCTTTTTGTTTTGTGTCTAAAGTTAAACAAAAGTCGAATTGTGCCGTGCTTAGTAAACCTATCTATATCAGGGAATACTGCTTGACTATCAATTCGACTGTATCTAAATTCGTAATTATCTATCTCAATTGGTTTATTCAACACATAACCAATAGCGCTAATTAATAGCTTGGCCTCGTACTGTGTTGGATATTGTGAATACACGTGAAAGACGATACCTACCGTCTCACGCATATTTGTGCTACTTTCGTTATTAGTGACGTTGCTCTCACCCACAACAATATATGGGTATCGCACATCATCTTGAACGACATCAAAAACCCTATCACCAACTAATTTGTTAATGATAGGGTCTCTTTTTAATGTTAAATATAATTTATTTGTAAGTTCAGGCTCTACCGATACCCACATATTGCACAACTCCTATGAAAAATAACTTTCAAACACTTTTCGACCAGCGTCAATAGCAGGCTCCCAAAATGGTTGAGGCATTTGACCGTAAGTCGTATGCCATTTACCATTAGGATCTTTGTAGGTCCAGGGTATCCTGTGCGCTCTGCTACCTTTAGTAGCGTATATGCCTGTTCCGTAATTGACGTACACTGCATACATGCTACCTATTTTCACAACACCTGTCAGTCCACCATTTTCAAAATCAATCGTCGTTGATTGTCTTAAAAAACCAGTATCAACTGGCATTAAATGAACAGCAGTATTGTATATTTTCAGAGTAGTTCTGAAAATACCTTTTTTAGCCCACTTTTCGACGTTTTTTTGATAACGTTCTAACTCAACGACTAAACTATCTGCACCATATTTCACTTTAGCCATAAGGTGCCTCTTTCAGTCGAATTAACTTAATCTCATGTTGGCCACCTTGATCTACAGGTTTACCTACAATACCAAAGATTTTACCCTCGTATTTAAAGTAATCGTCATTATTTATTAGTAGGTCATAAGGTACATATAGGTTTCTGTCGTATTCAGATGACATTTGATGATATTTAAGTTGTTCTGAAGTAGTAGGCGTATCCATAAAGCCTTTTATAATCTTTTCGCTTTTGTAGCGCTCTTTTTTAAACTTGAAATCGCCCATCACTTCAATTCGACCTTTCGAAATAACATGCGGGAACTCGTCGTATGGGTTAAACATGATAACCACTCCATCTTAGCTTTCTGAATGGTTTTAAATGCTTATATGTCGCTTTAGGCATTTCAGTTACAAAAGTATAGCTAACCGTACCCATTGAACGTGATGAAATATTACCGTTTGCACTATATTTAACGCATTCAGCAATAAACTTCTCAACGCCAGTAGGTAAATGTTTAACGTCAAAAGTTTGGTTACAATATTCTTCTGCTAACTTCAAATACTTAGGAATAAGCATTTCTATTTCGTCATCATGTGAAGTGTCATCAACAGGTGTTTGATTGAGCATTTTCACATCAAGTGCATCCATTATTCTGCACCTTCTAATGCGTCGATAAGTTCAGACTTTTTCATATGAGAAAAGCCCTCAATATCACGTTGTTTAGCAAGTTCTTTGAGTTCTGATACTTTCATATCATCTAAAGCTATTTGCTCTTCTACACGCTCTATTAAAGGCTTATTTTGACGGTTGTTTTTTGTGGATAATTCAGTTAATCGTTCTTTACTTACAGTTAAACCTTTACGTGGGAATGTATCTCCTACATTGTACGTGTAATCGTCATCCTGTAAGTCGGTAAAATATTCGATTACTTTATACATACGTCACTACCTCCTGTTATGCCCCTGCGTCTGAAGTTCCTGCACCTTTAGTAATCTTAACTACTTTACTTTCATCATATAGGTAAGCTACATAATGTTTGTCTGAATATAATGCAGTTGATTTATGAGAAGCATGACGTTCTGTTTCTAAGAAAAAGTCACGTTTTGTAATTAATTTCACTGCACCTTTTTTCGCTAAAATAGCTTCACCTTGCTTGATTTTGTTACTACGTACAATAATTGCACCTAACGCTTCACCAAACGCACCTTTAACGATAACGTCATCGCCTAATAAAGTGGCACGAGTGAAGTTATCCGTTGCACTAGCACGTAATTGTCCAGCATCTAATGGGTTGATGAATAATACCATTGGTTCTAAATCTTCATCGTTAAATTTATCGATAGCAGTTTGTAAGCCTGCTAATTTAGTAATATCAGCTTCAACTTTTAATGATGCGCCTTGTAACGCTTCTAATACATCATTATCTACTTTATTAGCAATCGCTAAGCCATGTTGACGTACTGCTTCACCTTTAGGATCACCGTAACCAGATAAAAGTGCTTCGTCTGTTAAAACAGTACCTTTACCAATTTTACGGATAGTTGCTTGACGCTTTTTAGTTTCGATTAAATCGATTGGAATTTCTTGACCTTCCGGTACTACTTTTGCATCACCGCTATAAACGAATGCTGGGAATGTTAACGTGTTACCTGGTTGACCAACTAAAGTATTGTCGATTTCTGCAAACTGAGCAAATCGTAATTTTTTATCTAATTCTGCTTGCATCATTGGTGCTAACACTTCAGGGTTAACCATGTTTTTTAATTGTGTCATGTTTTCTGGGACCATGAATTAAAACCTCGCTTTATTGATTTAATAATTTGTCGTACGTTTCACGATGGTTGTAAAACAGATCTTCACGTTGAGCGACTGTCATTTCATCAAACTGTTCTTTCGTGATGCCTGTGTTAATAGGATCACCATCGTTAGGAGTACGCCCTGTGGCTTTGTTATCAGCAAATAAATAAGGTTTAGACTCTTGCAGCGCTTTTACTGCATCTTCTAAACCTTTAACGTTGCCATCTTCTTGAAGTTCAAGATTACTTTTATCAAGCATCAACAGAACATCGTTAGCATCATTTGCCTCTTTAGCAACTGCTAATTTGATGGCGTTATTCAGTTGTGTTTCTTCGTACTTAGTTTGCCAATCTGCATTTTCTTGTTTGACCTTATCAAGTTCTTTTTGAATCTCGCTTTCGTCTTTAACAGATTTTTCTAAGTCTGCAATTTGCTTATCGCGGTTTGTGATTTCTGTTTTTAAGTCTTTAATCTCGGCGTTCTTATCATTCAGACGCGAACGTGGTACCATTCCCGATTGAGATTCATCAACAGTATCTAAAATCTTTTGTTTATCAATTTCACCGTTAGCAAATTGATCTAATAATGCACTTAATTCCATTAAAACTACTCCTTTTTACGTTTTTTACGTGCAACGCCACGAAGAATTTTTGTATAAAAAGAAGCAGTTTAACGACGTGCTAAGGTCGAGCAGTAAGATGCTAGCCTTTTCTTTTCATCTTCTCCCACTCACGATAGGTCATAGTTGGGATAACTTCAGTTGCACCATGATCATTGCGTACACGCATTACACCAGGCAAATCATTTTCATCAATGTAATACAGTAACTTGCAACGACAATTAATATTCTCTTTGGCACTAGCGACACCTACAAATAAATGTGGTGCAGGACCAACACACCCACTCGATTTAAAATTATCGTCAATGTCTACCGACTGACCATCTAAATGGCGATGTGTGTCACGTGTGCGATTATCTTTAGTAGCTGACCATCGTTTTTTCATTTTCATACCGTTGTCTTTGGCCACTTTTGCACTATCAAGACCCGCTTGTGACATCGCACGACCTGCCTCTGTGCGAGCAACACGAAGTGATTGTGCTTTAGTCATACCGATATCATCACGCAACGCTTTGGCTATCTTAGAATAACCCTCACCACTCATAATGCCCTGAGTAATGTGGATACGAATGCGTTTAAGTACCTCGTTGCGATGTTTTTGTAGTGTTGGTACTAATCGAATAAACTCAATAGGTTGCTCAATAGCTTTGTTAATCACAGATGCAGTAGGTACATCGAATTCCATTGATGACTGTGTAGCCATTTCATACAAATAAAGACTCATCATATACTTCTCAATGTAAGCGTTCTGCTGAGTCTGTTTAATGGCTCTGGCTACTTCTTTATAGTCTTCGGTTAACATCTGTCCGATACGTACAAGCTCTTTATTTAATCGGTTGTACTTATTAAATTCCGTCCACGTCACATGTGGGTCATCTGATTGATACTTCTCAAACATATCCGCCAATTCCTGTTTGATAACTTTCAAACGATTAGCAAATAATATTTCGATTTCTTTCTCAGCTTGTGCAATTAACTTTTCAATATATTTATCAATATCATTCTGATTGGTTATCTTGCGTTCTGCCATTAGCTTCACCCTCTAACGGTGGTAGTTGGTTATTAAAGTCAATGTTATCTTGCTCTATACGTTCCATTTCTGCCACAGGATCATCAACCCAAGGGTGGTTAGTAACAACAGTTTCTTTAGATAGGTATTGAGATTGTACGCCAATTTGTGATTGTTCTAACTCGTTGACCATGACGTTAAAGTTAAATGTAATCTCGACATCTTGTACTTCGATGTTAAGTTTGTAGAAGTCAATAATGTACTGTAACAACTCTTGTAAGGCGGTTAAAGTCTTATTCTTGAGCTTATTCGCTTTTAAATCTAGATTACTGTACATAAACTTTAGTGCGATTCCTGACGGGCTATTACCGAATTTGTCTTGTTGGAAGTCGACTCCCTGGCCAAACTCAATGACATAATCACGTAACATATCTAAATACTCTTTTGACGATTGTACTGGCACTTCAATTTGAATTGTATCTACACCACTATCGTCACCGTCAACATTAATAGCTTTGTAATATTTAAGGTTACGCATAAACTCATCTAAATCTTGACCTTCATAACCTTTTAAGACGTATATCAATTCCGTCGATTCATCAAAGGTATTTTGTGTGTCAGATAAACGCTTATCCATCGCATCAATGATTGTCTTGTACATGTACAAATCGCTCATCTCTTGCGGATTATTCTTAAACGGAATAAAAGGAACACGCCCCCAACTCATACGTTTGTTACCTACAAAGTAATGTGGTTGGATATGATCATCACCGTGATAATAATCTGGAACCAGTTGGCCCTCGTGGTATTCATAAAATGTAACGTCTGTATCTGTCCAATATTCGACACGTTCAGCGCCATCTAACTTGTAATACCTAATGAACCCTTTCAACGTGTCACGCTCTTTATTTGTCCAAATAGGAATAGCTTGTTCAGCAGGAACGCGGAATGTTTTAAACTCTCCGTTCTCATCTACATATGGTTGTAGCCATTCAATACCTTTGTTGCTTGCTGCTGTAAGTATATCTATTAACTTATCATCCCACTTGTGGTTTAACACTTCTTGAATTGTTTTAAGTGCTTCATCATTATCACTTGAAAATGTGACAGGGTTAGCAACTGCATATGCCACCTTTTGATCAACTAAATTTTGATGGTAATTCGTATACATTCGCCAGTCTGGTTTGAATGGGTCAATTAGGCCTTTGTTATCTAATTTAGGTGGTAACCTTAACACATCTGGATCATGGTTATAGTAGCGCTCTCCAACTGTAATTTCGTCTATCTTAGGTTTGTGGTCATTCACTAGACGATTTATCATCTCTTCTTGTGTTTCGTATTTCGGTTTAACCTGTTCTATCACACGTTCATGATATGGTTTTTCATCTGGCCAGTATATAGCAATCACCTTCTTTACATTAAAATCGAGACTTTATTTTGACGCATATCTCTAGATAAAGCGTATCTACAACTATCAATAGTGTGATTATCTTTATCCTCTAAGCGTGGTTTGATATTTCCGTCTTTATCAGTTTCGTAGTCTATATTTTCAAACTCACGAGCAATATTCGGTGTGCGTTTAGGGTCAATCACGATAGCATCTAAATCATTTAGCCATTGTTCGCCGTATTCGACAGTATCCGGACCTTTTTTGACACCTTTCACTCGCTTTATACCGTGTTCCTTCTTTAGTTCATCAATCGACTTAGGTTCGGCGGAGTCGCAATGTATTTCATCAGATTGATAACCTCTTTTCCATAATTCTTTGGCAAGTTCACGGTTACTTATTTGCACACCATAAATTTCATCTACTGCATATAGAATTCGTTTCTTTTTATCATAATGCCAACGAGTAAACGCCAAAGGATCGGCTGCATACCCAAAGTCACAACCATTACGTATATTATCGAAGTTATCGAACTGTTCTTGCGGTATCGTTTCAATGTGCAAGTTATTGAATGGAACAACACCACTACCAATTGCCTCGCCTAAATACTCCCAGCGATAACGTAATTCATTACGTTGTTTAGCACTCTCTGCTTCTTGAATGAATTGTTTAGATATAAAAGGGTTATTCAAGTAAGTTGAGTGATGTACGAACGTGTTATCTGGTTGGAATGATGTTTCATATTTCTTGTTTGCCCAGTGCTGCTTACGTTTGGCAGGGTTGTATGAGAAAAAGAATTTGTAAAATAACCCCTCATCTAATTCACCACGTAGCATTGAGTTAGTAATCGTAGTCACTTCATCTTCAGTTTTAAACTCGCCCAACTCTTCTATCCACATAATAGAAAAAGGGAACCGACTATCTTTTAACGACTTTAATCGTTCCGGGTTCTGCGCCCCTCTGAAGATAATTCTGTTCCCTCTAGGTATAAATGTGATTTCCATAGGTGATACTTTAACTTTGAATAAATGAGACACTTTTTGTTCTTCTATCGCCCATTTAATCTGTTCGAATACAGACGTCGCTAATGTGTTATCTGTCTTACGTACTACAACAGCGTTCATAGGATAACGCATAATTAATTGCGTAATGATAATGGATATATCAGACGATTTACCACTACCACGTCCACCTTTAGCGACTACATTTAATATGTTAGGGTTCTTCGTTGCTCTCCATAAGTCGTGAAAGTGCTTAGGTATTAATTCAGATAAGTTAAGTGATGTCGTCATTGAATTGCACCGTCGCATTCGTTTCGATTTGTTGGCGTTCAACCGGGTTGTAACCTGTACGATCTAGTATATCTTTAGACGCTTGGAACCTAACCAACTCACTTTTAGCGTTAAGTAAATCAATCATTGTTTGCAAAGCTTTAGGTACTTGGTTAGATAAATGTTCCACTTGATAACCCTTAAAGCCTTCTCTAAATTTGTCGTTATTCTTCCAGCGAGATATAGTTGAGCGGTTAACGTCAATTTCTGACGCAATCTCGCCTTCGTTTAAATTCGTTTCGTTCTTGAGCCGTATATATTCTTGTTGTTTTTTTGTTAACTCTAAATACGCCCCGAATGTTGCATTGTTTTGCATGTTTGTCATGTCATCTATCACACGCCTTTACGTTAAATACTCTTTAAATTTGTAATAAAAAAAGACTACTCGAGTTGCTCTCGAATAGTCACATATGGGAGGTAATTAATAATGCAAAATCAAGTTTATCCAGAAAGGAGAAAAAGTACCTACCCAACGGATAGGCACTCAAGCAATCAGTGGCTGGCCAATACGACCATTACCAAACTTAATCACTTTCAATGAGAACTACCCAGCTACCTCAAAACAAGGGTTTGTGTGGATAGTTCTTACAGTATCATAATAACGTCTTTTACCACGGACTTATACGCCTTTCAAGTCCATTTACACATAACCAATTAACTCAGCCAACTTATTAATCATTGCGTTACGTCGTCTTAATATACTAGATTTACTTGTCCCAAAGTATTCAGCTAAGTCTTCCCACTCATAACAACCAATTGGACATTCCCAGTATCGTTTGTTAATCATATCAAGTGTATCTTCATCAGCTTCTTCTACTAACTTATCAACACCATTCACAATGTTACTTAACATCACATACCGTTTATTACTTAACTTCTTAATTGTTTGGCGTTCAATTGGGTTACCAGGTAGATTACTTTTCCCAGCACCTACATTCTCTGGTTCGTGATTTTCTAGTAACTCATACTCACAAACTTTTAGTTCCTTACGATAACGTTCTACATGTTGAATATATTCTTCTAATTTTCTAATATCATGACGTTCAATTGTTATCAATCTAATACCCACCTGCCAAATCGTTAATATCGTATTGATCACTCTCTCTAGCATAATCACTAGACACATCCACATCATCATTCGCTTGCATCTTAATAAGTATCTGATTTGTAATATATTTACCTAACTCATACATCGCCAACGTGAATATTAGTTTTGAAATGTGTTTAATCATTGTATGCCTCCGACAATGTAAAAGATTCAATACTATCAGTCTTAATATAAACTTTGTTTCCGTAAATATCACCAACAGTTACTATGTTGGTGTTATCCTCTAATAAAGTATCAATGAGTTCTTCAACGTCACACACATAAGCCACTGTATATACGTTGTTTGTTTTAGTAATAATTTTAGCTTTTTTCATTATTCTTCTGCCTCCTCATATATCTTCATTGCCTCTTCTTTACTCTCTGCCTCAACCACCGTAAACGTCTGATTCTCTCTAGCTTTATTAACGTGCTTATGCGGTATACCTGTTGAATCTGTGAATGTTGCGATTAGGTATTGTGTCACGGTATCACTCCTTACGAAACATTTTAATTTTATCTATAAACATAAATGCTAATAACACTATCAAGGTAT